GCCGCCGCCGCTCCCGCAGGTACCGGTCGAGGGCCTGGGCGCATTTCAATCCGACCGGCACCGCACGATGGCGGGGTCCGGACCGGTTGCTGCCCTTGCCCGCCACGTACACGATGCGATCTCGGACGTCCACGTCGGACACCTGAAGCGCGGCCATCTCCGCCAGCCGCAGCCCGCCGTCGACGAACAGGTAGATGATGGCCGCGTCCCGACGGGCCACGAAACCGGCGCCGGTGGTGGCGGCGAGCAGCTTCTGCACCTGCTGCTGGGTCAGGACCGGGGTCTGCGGGTCGTTCGGCGCGGGCGTCTTCACCCCCAACGTCGGATCGTCGGCACACTCCCCTTCGGCCAGTGCCCAGCGGAAGAAGTGCCGGACCCCGGCGAACCAGGACCGGGCGGTGCCGGACGAGGTGCGCTCGCGGAGGTCGACGACCCAGGCCCGGATGTGGTCGCGGCGGACGCCGCCCGGTTCGACGCCGGGGTGGTTGGCGGCCAGCCAGGTGGTGAAGTGCTCCAACGCGGCGGTGTAGCTGGACAGGGTGTTGGCGGCGTAGCCGTCGGCGCGCAGCGACAGCGTCCACGACTCGGCGAGGATGGCGAAGTCCCCAGGCAACGAAGAGGTCACCTCAAACATTATAGGGACTAGAAGCTATGCGCTCCTCCCCGACGATCGGGACTACGACGAATTATCGCTGGTCAGTAGCCTATCAGGGTAGTTGCGTTGGTCTGTGCGTAGTCCGAGTAGCAGTTGTCTGTACGGTCCCGAACTATGCGCCCACCTGGGGAAACGCTGGTCAACGAGATCCGCTCCGGAGCCCTATCGCCTCATTTATCGGGACACCGATCAGGCGTCCCTACCGTCCGTGCTCGGTGAAGTGGATCTCGAATCGGTCGCTCGGGTACACCTCGTCGCCGACGACGAGCACCGGGACGCCCTCGCCCATGTCGTGGCGGGTGCGCTCCTCCGGGGTCGGCATCCGCGCGTACACCACCGAGCCGGGTCCGGCCGCGATCGGGGTCCGGATGCCCAGTTCCCGCACTCTGGTGCGGAAGCCGCGCCGGGTCTCCACCAGGCCCTCGCCGCGCAGCACCGCCAGGGCGTCCTGTACGGCGTCGCGGCCGACCCCGAACTCGGACGCGAGGCTGGCGATCGGCGGTAGCTCGTCGCCTTCGGGGTAGGTGCCGTCGTTGATCCGGTCGCGCAGCACCGCCGCCACCTGCCGGTAGACGGGGACGTCGCCGCGTGGGTCGATCACGTAGGACAGCATCACCAGCCATATCGGCATAGGACCCTTTGGCCTTAGGGCCATATGGCCTAATGTGACCTCACGGGGCGTGGCGGTCGCTGCGATGACGCGTGGCCGCCACGCCCCTCCACCGAGGGGAGCGTCGATGGGCATCGACTGGCACGTACCGACCCGGCCGACGTGGCTGTGTCGCTGCTGCGGTGCGGAGTGGCCGTGCGAGGTCGCGAAGGCGAGGCTGCGGCGGGAGTACGCCGAGAACCCGGTGAGCGTCGCGCTGTACGTGTCCAGCCAGTACGCGGCGGCCAGTGTCGACCTACCCACGATGCCGGCTGGCATGCTCTACGCCCGGATGTTCTCCTGGATCCGCTCCGCCACGGCCGAGCCCGGCGACTGAGTCACGCCGGCTCGTACCAGCCACGCACGCGCAGGGTGTCGCCGGTCGCCCATGTCCACGGTGAGCCGGTACCGGCCAGCGTGCCGGCCTCAGCACACACGAGGATTGCGCCAGCGAACGCGAAGGCGTGCCAGAACCGGCGCGCACCCGCGCTGGTGTCCTCCAGCCAGGCGATGCCGGACCAGTCCGCCTCGGTGGCGCTGGGCGTGACGGGGAACGAGAACGACCAGAAGCTGCCAGTACCCGCGCCGGTCGTCGAGCCCCAGAGCAGCTTGATCTCGAACAGCACGAGATCCATCCCGGACGGCCGCCGGTAGCGGCTGCCCGTCCACGAGCCGTTGCCAATACTCGGGGACGTGGAGGTGTTGTTCCACGTCGGGGTGTACGAGGTCCAGCCGGGCGCAGTCAGCGAGTCGATCTGGTCGAGGAACGCGTCGGTGTCCTCCGCGAGCAACCGCGAGCCTGCGGTCATGTCCGGCCGGTTCGTCCACGTCATCGCTGATCCCCTCTCACTTGCCGACCCGCACCGGGTAGCGGACGTGCACGGCCGTACCGGAGTCGTGGCTCTTGACCACACCGTTGACCGACCGGACCACGGTGAACGTCTGCGGGCTGCTGCCGCCGGTGATGTTCGTGACCCGCATGTCTTCGCCACCGACGCGGATGAACAGCCCGCCCCCGTTGAGACCGGTGTCCCAGTTGTCGGCGTCGGTGGTCCACAGCACCCCGCCCGTGCTCGCGACGGACAGCGAGGTCGCGAACGCGGTGACCCCAGCGTTGAGCGTCGAGTTGTCGGTGTCGACTGCGGCGCCGCGCAGGTCCGACGAACCGTTGTCCTCGCCGACGATGCCGATCTCGTACACCGATGCGGGGACGGTGGTGAAGGTGACCAGCCGGCGGTGCGACCCGATCGACTCGGTGACGGCCAGCACGATCAGGGACGCGTCGTCGGGGGAGTCGTCTGCGGGTAGGCCGGTGATGGTGATCCGGTCGCCGATGTCCACCGCGTTGACGTCATCGACCAGCTCCGGGTGCGCGTCGAGGTCCACGGTCACCGACCGCCAGCGGGTTTCGTCGATGGTGCCCTTGGCCAGGTGCCAGCCGGCCAGCTCGGGCAGCCGCGCGTCGGTCTCGCAGTTGACGTCGAGCTGCGTGTCGTAGCGGCCCACGCCGTCCGGCGGGTCCTGGGTTGACATGCGACCGGCCGTTAGCACGGCGCGGGCCTCGGATCCGTTGCGCCGCTTGGCGAGCACGTCGTTGCGGGTGCCGTGGTCGCCGATGACCGGATCCAGCGGCGGTGCGCAGTTGGTGTAGTCGAGCGCCAGGACCGGGTCCTGGTTGTACAGGTCGCGGCCGGTGCGGTACGACAGTCCGATCGCGTCGCGGGTCTCGTACAGGAGCCCGGCGTCGGTGCGGGCGCATTCCCGCAGCAGTTCGAGCAGTGTGGCTACCGGCTGCGGGCCCATGGGTTCTGAGTCGGCCGCAGTTCCGACCACCACTGCGGCGATGCCTTCCTCGCCGCAGACCCGGGAGAACCGGTTGCCCGCCGTCTCACCGAGGTAGCCGAAGGCCGCGTCGGCGTGGTTGGTGGGAGAGGCGGTGTCGTGGAACGCGACGTGCGCCAGGGTGGCGTTCTGCGTGAAGTTCGGAATGAATCCCTCGACTCCTGACAGGCCGCCGCCGAGCTTGAACAGTGTCGGTCGCCCGCAGGTGACGCCGGTTTCCGTTGTTGAGTCGAGGAGTTCGCCGTCGATGTACAGCTCCAGGTCGACGTCGCTGCCGTCCTGCGCCACGGTAAGGAGGAAGTGATGCCATCCGGTGGCGAGCGTTTCGGCCGACGAGTTGATCTGCACGCTGCCGGAGGTGCTGTCGATCCGGATCTCGAAGACGGGTATGTCGCCCGCGTCGATGTTGAGCTGCACGCGCCATTGCTCGTTGCCGAGCGTGCCGGTCGTGAACCATTGAGCGATCTCGATAGTGGACGTGCCGGCCTCGTCGGGGTCGGTCATCGTGCCGTAGAAGATGCCTTCGACTGCCCACTCCGTCGTGCCCATCACGGGCAGGGTCGCGGTCAGGATGCCGACGTACTGCTCCGCGTTCACCAGGTTGACGTACGGACCGTCGCCGACCGGGCCCGGGATTTCAGCGAAGAGTGGGGTCTCGGTGATGGACAAGCGCGGGCCGCCCGGGATGCCCGAGGCTGCCGAGTCCGAGTTCTTGCCGTCGTCAAGGGGCCAGTACGCGACCGGCCCGCTCGTACTGATCGCCCGGTGCAGCGCCGACTTCAGTGGCTTGTTGCCCCGCCCGAGCCGCCGCAGGATGCCCGCACCCTCAATGACCGTCCAGGCGTCACCGCGTCCGGTGAAGGTGTCCACCGGTTCGATGGAGCGGCGTGGCTGCCAGTCGGCTACCTCACCCACCAGTCGGGCATCGCCGTCGACCGAGATGCGCAGCGGGGTGTTGCGGCCGACCAGCCCGTACAGGGGGGACACCGGGTTGCCGGGGTTCATGCTCCCGTCTCGGTTGTCGAAGGTCAGACCGGCACGACCCGGGGTGTCCTCCTGGGACTCTTCGGCGAGCCCCCGAGCGATGGTCAGCCCGTCGCGGGTGTAGACCGGTGCGGGCTGCCAGTCGCTGTCGTAGAACAGCTCGGCGGTCATCTCCTGCTTAGGCACGGCGGCCACCAAGGACGAGCTGGACGTCGCCGCCGCGCACGGACACAGCGCGAGCCAGCAGGTCCACCAGGGCATCCGCGACACGGGAGCCGTCGCCTCGAATCTCCAGCACGACGGGTGCCGCGCCAGCACCGGGTGGGGTAACCCGCTCACCGGCTTGCAGCAGCGCCACCATCTCGGTACCGGGCGCGCCGGGCACGACACCGCCCTGGTGGAACTTCGGCAGGCGCGGTGCGCTGATGCTGTTGCCACCGACCACCGGCACCCACGACGGGACGGACCAGCGTAGCCGGCCGATGGTGTTGTTCCAGGCGTCGGCGATGAAGTTGAACGCGGCCCGCCACGGCGCGGTGATGATGTTGAACAGGCCGGAGAACGCCCGCCCGATCTGGCCGGGGATGGCCTTGATCTTGTCGATCAGGAACTCGCCGACCCCGATCATCAGGTTGAACGCCTTGACGTAGTTGTCCTTGACGAAGTTGATGTAGGCGAGGATGCCGGACCAGATGGCCTGCCACAGCTTGCCGAACCAGTCCGTCTTCGTCGCGATCAACACGATGATGGCGACGAGCGCGGCGATCGCCACGATGATGATGCCGATCGGGTTCGCGGTGAGCGCCACGTTCAGCAGCCACTGCGCGGCCGTCCACACCCCGGTCGCGACAGCGCTGGCCACCATCGCCACCTTCGTCGCGGCCGTGGCCGCCGCCGCCCGGATCGCCGAGAGGCTGACGGCGTTCTGCGCCAACGCGAGCAGCCCCAGAACACCTACCAGGTTCGTCACGATCGGCAGGAACGCTTCCGCCTCCTGGCCCCACTTGGCGACCCCGGACACGCCTCTGGCTTCACGCTGCGCGTCGGCGAGGTCCATGGTGGAGTCCTTGGCGTCCCGGTTGGCCTGCGCCATGTCCCGGGTCGCCTGCTGCTGGTCCAGTTGGGCCTGGCCGGCGTCGAGCGCGGCCTGGTCCAGGTCGGCGTACGCCTGCTTGAGATCCTGCTGCGCCTGCTGGAGGTCGATGGCGGCCTGCCGCGCCTCGACCGAGTTGGCCCCGTTCGCCTTGACCGCGTCGTTGTACGCGGCCTGGGCGGCTTCGGCGTCAAGCGCGGCCTGCTTGATGTCGAGTTGGGCCTGGCCGACGTCCAGGGCGGCCTGGGTGCCGTCGGCCATCGCCTGGTTCAGATCCTGCTGCGCCTGCCGCAGATCCCCGTACGCCTGCTCGACGTCGAGGCTGGCCTGTTCGACGGCGGCCAGTGCGCGGGCCTGCGCGCGGGCCTTCTCGGCGCTGCGGTTCGCCAGGTCGGTGACGTCGCCGACGATGCTGCCGAGGCTGTCCAGCATGGCGGTGGCGCCTTCCACCGCGTTGCCCATCTTGCCGATGGCGTTCTGGAACCGGGTGGCCTCCTGCGCAGCCTCACCCATCTCCTGCGTCGATTCGCTGACCTGGTCGGCGACACCAGCGGTCGCGGCTTCCGCCTGGTTGCATGCGGTGGTCAGGGAACGGGCGTCACCGGCAAACGTCAAAGTAACTTCGTTGCCGGCCATCAGCCCGTCTCCAACCCGGCGTCGCGGGCGACCTCGGCCAGGGCTTCGCGGAGTACCCGCTCGAACTGCTGCCGCTTCGAGCGGAACGCGGGGTACACGTACCGACCGTCGGCGATGAACGGCCGCTTCACCGACTTGTTCGGTCCGACGGATCCGCCGTAGTCGAGCCACGGCATGTACGGGGCCCGTCGGCCGCCGGAGGACACTCGGGCGGCGGTGCGGGTCGACTTGGCTTTGATGCTCGCCTTGGCTTTGCCGCTGCGGCGGGGCACCCGGGACCGGGCCTCGGTAACGACGATGTCGGCTGCCTTGTTCGCGGCCAGCCGCAAGGCTTTCGGGGCATCGGAGGAGACGCGCCGCAGCGACCGGTTGAGGTCGGCCAGCCCTTCGATGCGCACCGGCTCGATCAGCGGCACCGCTACCTCCTTCCCTTAGCCTTCAACGCCTCCAGTTGTTCGCGCTGCGCCTTGCGGGCGTAGAACATGCCCCAGCGCATGAACTCGTCAGCCGGCATCTCCTGCCGCAGCCGGTCCACTGTCATCGACAGCTTCTGCGCCAGGAAGAACTCGAACTCCAGGCTCGGATCCGTCGCGAAGGCTTTTGTACGCCTCCTTCTGCGCGTCCTTACCGATGCCGGACAGTTCGTTGATGCGGGTGACGACCGGCGACAACTCGTTGGCCGGTGAGCATTTCTGCCACCGCGCCACCTCGTCCTCGGTGAGCACCGGGTCGACCATGGCGAAGTGCAGCATCAGCCGCTCCATGGCTTCGACGCCTCTGGACTCCTGGCGACCAGCCACCAACATCTCGTGACGCGACAGGCCACGTACCCGGACGGTGCCGACGCCGGGGATTTCCACGTCGTCCTCGGGCAGGCGCGCCTTGAACAGCAAGTCCTTGTCCACAGCGGATCCCTTACTGGTTGGTACTGGTGACAGCGCCGGACACCCGGAAGTCGGCCGACCACGTCACCATGTCCGCCACCGGGGAGGTCTCGACGTACTTGGTGAGCAGCCCGGTGAACGAGTCCTGCGGCAGGCCCGAGCCGGTGCCTTCCGGCCGGCGGATCACCGTGATGGTGGTCCCGACCAGGGGCTCCAGAATGTCCCGTGGCCCGCTGGCGCCGTTGTCGTAGATGCCACCCATGGTGAACGCGCCGGTGCCGAGCCCGCCGGAGAATGCGTGGTCCTCGGCGCCGTAGGTGGTGACGTCGTGTTCGTCGGCGCCGCGCTCGAACTCGCTGGTGTTGGTGAACGCCGACAGGTCGTCCCCATCGACGGACACGTAGGTGTCCTTGCCGTGTACGAAAGCCATGTCCTACTCCTAGGCGCTCGCGCCGATGATGACGATGTCGTAGGTGACGCTGGTCCCCGCGCCCGAGTTGCTGATCCGCAGCAGGTCGCCGGTGGCGCCGGTCACCGCGTAGCCGGTGGCGTCGGCCGGGCCGGCGAACAGCGCGAGGCACGCGCCCGGTCGCAGGATCACCGCGTCGGCCTCGGCGACAACCCACGTAAGGAAGGTGTTCGTGGCGTCTCCACCGACGAGCACGTTGTTGGTGTTGCTGGCTGACGCGGCCACGATCAGGCCCTTGACGCGGGCGAACGTCAGGGATGCGCCGAATGCGTTGGTGAGCCCACCGGCCAGGTCCAGGTCGTCGTTGCTCGACGCGTTGACGGTGCGGGTGTCGGAGAACAGCAGGTCCGCCTGCCCCGCCCCGGTGCCACTGGTGAGGCTGACCCGGTTCCGGTAGCTCAGCGGCGCCGACGAGGTGACCAGGTCCCCCGTCGAGGTGTAGTCGGCGATCGCCTGCGCGATCAGTTGCGTCGTCAGCGCCATGGGTCAACTCCCTTGCCCAACAATGTCGAGGTCGAACAGCGCAGCCAGGTACTCGGTGCCGGCGATGGCGACGCCGTCCACACCGGCGGTGGCGACGCGGACGTGGTCGAACGCGGTGTACGTGCCGGACTCCAGCACCGCCTTGACGGAGCGGGTGCCGGATCCGTCGCAGTAGGCGCGGATGTCTTCCTGCGCCGAACGCTCCGCCGAGCGCCCCACAACGACGATCACCGGCAGCGTCATCCGGTCCATGCCGCGCCCGTAGGTCTGGTCGTACTCGATGTCACCCGGGGCGGGGTTCAGCACGATCCCGGCCGGTGGAACGATCGACGGTGGCTGGTACGCAAAGCACCGCAGCCCGTCGATGGTGTCGAGCCGCGCGGCCACTTCCTCGGCGACGTCGCTCAGGTTCATGCCGCCGCCCACCACCTCAGGTATGGGCCGAGCGACGTGGCCACGTCGACATCAAGCCTCGCGAGTAGCCGTAGCTCCGAACCGGCGTCAGGCGATCCGGCGATGCCGTACGGGGAGTCGCGCCGGGCGAAGAACCGGGACGCCTGAAGGTAGGTGGCCTGTTTCACCGCCGTCGGAACCGACGTCCAGCCCCACAGCGCCGTGACCGACACCTCGTCAACCGCCCCGGTCGGCACCACCGGGGAGTCGAGGTCGAACACCAACGACGTCCACGGCTCACCCTCGGCAGCAGCGTTACGCGGCTCCTTGACGAACGTGGTGACCGCCGTCCCGTCGACCTCGACGACGAGATCGGTAACCGTCATGAAGTCGTCGACATCGACCAGCCACCGGCAGCGGTGCCGGTCGTACTGCCCGGTGTAGAACCGTTCCTCCGCCGCCGCGACGACACCGAACTGGCGGTTGGCGTGCCGGTCGATGGCCCGGGAGGCGGCCGTGATGGCGACACCGAGCTGCACGTCATCGTCCGAGTCGTTGATGCGCAGGAACGCGCGCATCTCCGCCTCGGTGACGTAGTTCGGTGCCCAGCTCACGGCCGCCCTCCCGCTACACGCCCGCGCGCGGCACGCCGAGCACGGTGCAGTGGGTGACGAACGTGTCGGTGGTGCCGTCGGACGTGACGGCGAACCGCAGCCACGGGCGGCCCGGCTGGACACGGACGGAGACCACCGCGTAGTGGTCACCGGTCCCGCCGGCCAGCGTCCCGGCCGCCAGCGACGTGACCGCCGTGGCGGGGGTGCCGATCGAGCCCGAGGAGTCCGGCGCGTCCTGCGCCACGAACGTCAGGCTGTCGGTCGTGCCAGCGGTACTTGCGGTCATGACGGCAACCACTCGGTCACCCGGGTCCCATTCGAGGCCCGGCGCGGCTGTCGTGACGGTCGCCAGGTTGATGTCGTTCGGCGTGCCGAAGTCGTACGCCGTCGTTGTGGCGGTGCTGATGGTGACCTTCGCCGTGCCAAGCACGTTCCAGCCAGCGCCGATCAGGTCCCGTACGGTCATTGCGCTTCTCCCTTAGGCGGTGTAGCCGGCCATGACGGTGTAGGCGTTGGTGTTCTGCCGGGTGCCGTCCGCCCGGGCCCACGCGGAGAACTCGGTCTGCCGGTTCGCGGCACGCGACCACGGGTTGACCACGAGCGTGATGTCCTTGACCCGCCGGATGACGTACGCCTCGGCGAGGTTGCCGAACACGCCCCAGTTGATCCCGGCGCCGCTGGTCAGCGTGATGTCGTCGAACGCCTGGTCGATGACCACCGGGTAGCCGAGCAGCGTCTCACCACCGGGGGAGCCGGCGATGCCCGTGCCGGACGGCTGGAGCAGCGGCCGGTTGTCACCGTCGACCAGCTTGCGGATGGAGGCCAGCGACAGGTCGTTGAACGCCCACTTGGCGCCGTCGCGGTACGCCGGGTCCACGCGGTGGATGGCGTCGACCAGGTCGGCGTACGAGAGCGCGCTGGAGATCTCGGTGCCGGTCAGCCCGTAGACGATGCCGAGGGGCTGCTGGACGCCGTTGCCCTCGACCCAGTGCGGCGCCTGAAGCCGGGCGATGCGCTCGCCGAGCTTGCGGGAGACCAGGCCCTCGATGTCGACGGCGGAGTCCTGCAACAGCTCCCACGACACCCGCAGCGGCAGGCTGGACGCGCCACCGGCCGCGTAGGTGTACGCGCCGAGGGTCCAGGTGCCGAACACGAGGTCGGCGCCGCTGGAGAACGTGCCGCCCTCGGCCACGATCTCGCCCACGTTGGCGGTGTCGTCGAGGGTGACCCACGGGAGGTTGTTTCCGGTGGCTGTGCTGATGGTCTCGACCGCGTTGGCGAGACCACCGAACGCCTTCAGCCGGTCGACCACCTTGTCCCGGAAGCCGTCCGGCACGGTGTAGCCACCCTCGGAACCGGTGCCTTCGGACTGCGCCCGGAGCTGCACGAGGTCGGAGTTCTCCCGGCCGGTGCGCAGGTACGCCTCGAACGCGCGCTCCAGGGTGTTGTCCGGCTTCGCGGCGGCCACATGGCCGACCAGCCCCGTGTTGACGGGGGTGGTGTACGCCTGCTGCCGCGACCGGATCTCTTGCGACCGGCGCGCGACGGCAAGCCGGCGCTCCAACTCCTGGTACCGCTCCGCTTCCTCGTCGGTGAGGTCACGCGGCTGGCCATCATCACCGGCCGCGCCGTCGATGATGGCCTGGAGCGCGGCCAGGATCTCCTCGATCGTCACTTACCTCTCCCTTCCAGGAGAACCCCGGCCCGCAGCCGGATCAGTTGCGACCGTCCACGACGGACAGTCATGGAACGGGCCTCGGTGGACGCCCCGGTGTAGGCGGGAAACGTCACAGGGCTCACGTCGACCAGTTGCTTCACCGACGTGTGGGTGCGCACCTGCCGGTCGCTGTCCCACGCGTGCAGGCCGGGCACGAACCCGAACGACGCGCCGGTGACGTCGCCCCGTTCGACGAGGGTGCGAAGGTCCCGCGCGTACGTGGTGTCGGGCAGGTCAACCTCGTACTCCAGGCCGTGCTCGTCGGCGTGCAGCCGCAGCGTGCCGGCGGACTCGCGTCCCAGCACGTACAGCGGGTGGTGGTTGTACAGCGCCCGTACGTCGGAGTTCTTCAACGCGACGTCGAACGCGCCACGGGCCAGCCGTTCCCGGCCGAGCACACCGAGGTCGGCGGTCTCGTCGAAGACGGCCGCGTAGCCGCCCAGCTTGTCGCCGCGCAGTTCGGCGCGGCACTGCACATCCACCCGGGTCAGCCCGTTCACGCCGCCACCTCCTCGACAGCGGCGGCGGGTGGGGTGGTGCCCTGCGCGACGTCACCACCGGCCACCGGCGGCATGTTGCGGATGGCGCGTGCCTCGTTGAGGGTCAGCAGCCCCGACTCCACCTGCTTGATCAGCAGGTCGATTTCCTGCTCCGGCGTCGGCCGTTCCAGGCCGGCGAAGTCGAACTCGACGAAGCGGGGTGCCGGCAGCAGCCGCGACAGCCGCTCCTCGAACCGGCGCGCCCAGGGCATCAGCACCGTGCGGGCCAGGCCCCGGTTCTGGACCTCAATACCGGCACCCCAGGACGTGACCTTCTCTGTCTGGCCGAGCAGATGCGGCGGGATACCGAACCAGCGCGCGATCTCCTCGACCTGGAACACCCGCGACTGTAGGAACTGCGCGTCTTCGGCGTTCATCTGCCACGGGGTGAACTTCAACTTGCGGTTGATGACGGCGATCTCGGCGGCGTTCTCCCACCCGGCGATCCCACGGTTCAGGCCAGCCTTGATCTGCTTGGCCTCGTCCTCGTCGAGGTCTTCCTCCGGGGTGACCATGCCGGAGATGAGCGCGCCGGAACCGAACAGTTTCGCGGCGGCCCGGTCGGCGGCGACGGCGGTGCCGAGGCTACTCCGGGCGTACGACACAACCGACACCCCGCGCAGGCCGTCGAGGGTCAGCCCGGACACCTGGGTCATGGTGGAGGCGTCGAACTCCTGCCGGGTCCCGTCCGCAAGGGACGCCGTGTAGACCTTGCCGCCCGGCCGGGGGGTCTCGTCGGCCCGCACCCACCGCACGCTGACCGCGAGGGGGTGTATCGGTATGAGGGCAGCGATGGCACCGGCGCCGTTGAAGACGTGGGCCAGGAACGCGTCACCGTGCAACAGCGCGTGCGTGAAGATGGTCTCTTTCCAGGCGAACGGGGTCGGACCGTCCGGGCCGCCCGGATCGTCGAGGAAACTGGTCATCCGCTGCTTCATGCCGTCGCCGGTGTCGCGCAGAGTCCGCAGCGGCAGCGACGCGAGGGTGCCGGCGATCAGGTTGACCGCGCGCCAGACAGCCGACAAGCCAAGGGCGCTTGTCTCGCCGATGGTGACACCGGAGTAGTTCGCCACGCCGACGCCGAAGAACTCCGCGAACGCGGGATCGCTGACGGAGAACGTGGCAGAACGCTGCTCCTGCCGTCGCCTCCACCAGACCATGGGCACATCATATGCTGAGATGCGTATATTGCCATACCATCATCAACGTGAGTTCGCAACCCGGGCCGCTGGAGTCGGCCGTGCAGCGCGCCTTGGCCGTGGTGCCCACAACCGACGCCGACCGGGGAACCACCGAACTCGCGGTGACGTACGCGCGGTCCATCGACGACGGGGGAGACCTGGCGAAGCTGGGGCCGCCGCTGCTCGCCGCCCTCGCCGCCCTCGGCATGACCCCGGTCGCCCGGGCCGCCCTGGTGAAGGGAGGCACGCGTGCCGGCCCCGTCGCGTCGCCGCTCGACGAACTCCGCGCCCGCCGGGTCGCCCGCGCCGGCTGACGTTCTCGGCTCCACCACACCCCGGCTGTGGACGCCGGAACTGCGCCCCCTCACACCGGGCACGTCGTACGGCTTCGACGTCATCGACTTCGCCGACACGATCCTCGGCACACCCCTGGACCCGTGGGAGCAGTGGGCAGTCATCCACGCTGGCGAACTGCTACCCGACGGGCGGCCCCGGTTCCGCGTGGTCCTCATCGTCGTGGCGCGACAGAACGGCAAGACGCTGCTTGCCCGAGTCCTGACGCTGTACTGGATGTTCGTCGAAGACGTGCCGCTCACCTTGGCCACCAACGCAACCCTCGGATACGCCAAGGAGCAGTGGTCGACGTGCTGCGACATCGCGCAGTCCAACGAATACCTCAGCGTCGAGCTTGGACCCAAGCCGGTACGGGCAACCATCGGCGAGGAGGAGCTACGTACGGCGCGCGGAGCCCGGTACAAGATCGCTGCTGCGAACCGGCGCGCCGGGCGGTCGCTGACCGTTCACCGCCTGATCGCCGACGAGCTACGCGAACACTCCAGTTGGGACGCGTGGAACGCCAGCACCAACGCGATGAACGCCGTACCCGACGCGCAGGCCGTCTGCATCTCCAACCAGGGCGACGACGCGTCCATCGTGCTGGACTCGCTGCGTAACGCGGCGTTGGAGTACATCGAGACCGGTGTCGGCGACCCCCGGCTCGGACTGTTCGAGTGGTCCGCGCCCAACGGGTCGGACCCGACGGACCTCGCGGTGCTCGCGCAAGCCAACCCCAACCTTGGCAGGCGCATCGACCCCGACGCGCTCATCGGAGCCGCCATCCGCGCCAAGAATGCCGGCGGGATCGAACTGGCCGGCTTCCGCACCGAAGTCATGTGCATGCGGGTCGCCCTGCTGGACTCGGCCGTCGACCCGGACCTGTGGGACATCGCCGGGGTAGACCCGGCCGACGCGGTGAACCTGGCCGAGCACCGGGACAAGGTGGCGCTGTGCCTGGACGTGTCCCTCGACGGATCCCACGCCACCCTCGCCGCCGCCGCCGTCGTGGACGGCCTCGTTCGCGTCGAAGTCGTAGCAGCCTGGGACGGGCACGGCTGCACCAAGGCCCTGCGCGCCGACCTGCCCGGTGTCGTGGCCCGAGTTCGGCCCCGCACCATCGGCTGGTTTCCGCTGGGCCCCGCCGCCGCCGTCGCCGCCGACATGGCGGAGCGGCGGCGCGCCGGCTGGCCACCCCGCCGGGTCAAGCTTGACGAACTACGCGCCGACGTGACCGCCGTCTGCATGGGCCTCGCCGAACAGGTAGCCAGCGGTGCGCTGCGCCACCCGCGCGACCCGATGCTGACCGCGCACATCAACAGCGCCCAGAAGCTGAAGCGCGGCGACGGATGGGTGTTCACCCGACGCGGCACCGGGCCGGTAGACGGCGCGTACGCCGTAGCCGGTGCAGTACACCTCGCCCGGACACTGCCACCGCCACCACCGCCCCTATCCATCGCGTAATCGCGTGACTACTCCGCGCAAAAAAAGGACA